CAGGACCTGAAACAGGCGAGAAGGCGTAAGCCCCTCTCCCTCGAATCCATGAGGCGTCCAATTCCCGTCCGCGTCGATTCTCAAAGGATCATCCACGCCATTCACCAGGATTCCATTCCTGCCGAAATTCGCGCCTCTCCAGCGCACATCGGTCAGGCCGGAAACAATAGCCCCTCCAGCCGGGCCTGCTCCAGAAACATCATAAATTCCATTCCCGGCCGCGGCGAACAACTTGCTGTTGGTTCCGGACCTCCAGTTGAACAGGGTGCCGACATTCCCTGTCGGCAGCTCGGTGACGTGAGGCACAAATCCCCTACGGGTAGTGACTCGCCCAAGCTCGGGAAAGAAGTTGTCCAGCTGGAGGGCAAATTCCGGGCTCATATTGCTCTCGGCGTCCCGGGTGTTCCAGCCGCCCACCGGGGCCTGCATGATTCCACGCAAGCCCTTGCCCATTGCTGGCAAGCCGCGCACTCGATAGTCTTGTGAAAGTTCCATTATTGCCTCAGAAACCGATTCTCCACAAGCGGTCAGGATCTTCACCAACCACATAAACAGAATCGGAGTGTACGGCCCCTCCCTTAGGATCGTCCAGAGTGTCAGGGAACTCAATAACCTGACCGAATTGCCCACTGGTGTCGCTAGGATTCGACAAATTGATTCGCCACAGACCAGGCTTGATTCTGAAACCAGGCCCAGCCGAACCGCCATCCACAAGATATAAGGCACCAGAGTACGAGATTAGCCCCTCTGTATTTCTCGCTCTCGCAGGAAGATCACCGACTCTCCCAAACGCACCACTAGTATCGCCAGGATTTGCCGGGTTGATATTCCAAAGGCCTCCACTACTACCGCGTGCGGCAAGATATAAATTGCCTCCATGCGAGACCACGCCTCCGCCTGCACTAATATCCGCTAAAGAAGGAAGCCTTCCTATCTGCCCAAACGAGCCGCTTTCGTCGCCAGGATTTGCCGGATTGATTAGATACAAAGTATTGGAATCTGCCCCATAAAGAGATCCAGCGTGTGAGGCAATCCCTCTAATACCTTGTAGGTCCCTAGAAAATACCCCTACTTGCCCAAATGAGCCGCTTTCGTCGCTAGGATTTGCTGGGTTGATGTTCCACAATGAAAAATTGGCTCTGTTAACAATATAGAGATTACCTCCATGCGAGGTCATTCCCTCAGGCAGAGACAATGCCGAGGGCAACGCCGCAGATATAGTACCTTTTGGAAAAACCTCCAAATTGCCCAGGTACACTTTATCCGCTTCCGTGCTCCCCACATAAATCTTGGAGATTCCCGTATTGCCGACTGCTATGGGCATGGTGTCCTCCGTCAGCCGGTAATGATGTAGACGGTTGAATTATCCTTGCTGGAAATAGCATCGTATTGCGCTTGCGTTCCTCTCCAGAGACTCAGTCCGTCCACCTGGGCCGCATTCACGTCCAGCGACGGAGTGCCGGACAGGCCATTCAGCAAGTTCCGTATCTCGGTCCCTGTCTGGTCTCGCGTGGCGTTGTCCTCGATTCCGTCCAGCTTGGATTCATCCGCATCAGTGAAGGGGTTCTCCACCTCAGAAACTTCGGCAGTGACGTTCGACCTGAACTCCTGTCCGTTGTAGACCACCACAAGATACCTGCCGGGCGTGATCTCGCCTGGAGCAATCGGCGTCCCGTTGGCTCGCACTAAAGGTACGGCAGCCCTGGAGGACAATACTATATTTACAGCGCGTGTATTTGTTTCCTTGGCAAAAAAGGTGTAGGTCAATCCAGGCGTCAGCGTTATCGGAGCAGGAGAAACTGTCAGGGCAATAACATCGCCCGTTCCCCCAACATCAGAGGCTTGAATAAAGTCTCCCGAGGATTGATCTCGAACCTGGGCAAGCGTGGCGTATTGATTATCCTCTGTTGCCTCGCCGCAATTCAGGAGTTTGAATCCTGACATTGGAAGGTCCTGAATAGGCGCGGTCTGCCCATCTCGGGTCAGGCAATTCTCAAGTCCGTCTGCCAAGTCGTTATCGTGCGTATCCGAATCAGCGGCATTTACCAGTGCTCCCGCATCACGGGCCTGCGCCCATACGTCCCGCCCCCTTCTGCTTCCGTCCGTCCGGTTGAATGTTCCAGATCCGTCCCAGGCCATATCCGCCTCCAATTCAGGTGATACAGCTCCATTCTAAACCAGAAAACTAGTTGCAGAATCTACTCTGGGCTCTCTTGTATCTTGATATCCGGACCTCAACGGCATTCAGAATCCGGTCAATATCCTTCAGCGCTTCCTCTTGCTCGGGACTCAGCGAATCAAAATCCACTCTCTGAATAATCTGTGTCACCATATCGTCCTTCGCCCCAATCAGGGACTTCAAATTCGCCGCCACCACCGAACAATCCGGGGGACCGGCCGCACCTTCGAGAATCAATTCCTCCTTGCGCTCGAGCAGATAGGCCATGTCCAACTCTATCTCCGAAGCAGGTTCGGCCAATGCCTTGGCCAAAAATCCGGCCGCCATGAACAGGGCCACAGCAAACAATGCGCCCTGAATCAGGCAGTGCGCCACTTCTTTGGGTTTCATCGACATTTCCTTGCTCCAGTTCAATAATGATTGGGGTTGTCCAGCACGGATTCATCCAGAGGATACGGGGGTTGTTCATACCATCCGCAATCCTCCCAGTATTCATCGCCTCGGCGGGATTTCCAGATCCGCTCAGATTCCGCATACAGGCGCTTCATGTCCAGCACTGGAGACAGATCCAGAGATTCGCGCTCCTCGTCGCCGAGGCCGCAGACCTGCTCGTCCAGAAGCGCGAGATACCGCTCCTTCGTCCAGCCGATTGAAAACATTGCCATGCGCTCATTCAATCACAATGTAGTACAGCCGTCAAGCCTCTCCCTGCGCCTGACTCAGCAAAGCCCTCTTTTGCTCAATGTCGAGAATCTGCCTCTGCACCAGATATTCCACCATGCCCTCAGGGGTCAATCCCATCTGCTTTGCCGAAGAATCCAGCCAGGCATGAAAAGCGTCAGGGAGTTCGAGATCGTATCTCCGGGTTACCAGCGAAGTCTGATTTTCCGGGGTTTCATTATTCTCATTCATGTCTTTCTCCAGTAATCCGCCTTGCGGAGGGTCAGAGCTGTCCCCGCTCTGTGGGGTTTTTACTATGGGTAATTGGTTACCCATAGAACCTATTGAGTACTTTTTAATCTTAAAACCCCTTTGAAACTTAAAACCCCTAATAAACCTTTAAGTACTCTATAGGTTTATGGGTAACCGGTTACCCATAGTAAATCAGGGGGTTTCATCCTCTGAAAAGTCCTTCAGGGTGTCGTAGTAGTCATCCATTCCAGTCAATCTGTAAATGTTGCAGTTCCATCCCTTCTGGCATTTCTTTCCGGTTTTCGAGGGTTTTTTCACCCAGTCAACATAATCCAGTTTCCTCAGCCTGGTCAGCCGGTTGTAGATTGTTTTCCGGGAGACTCTCAGCTGCACGGCGATTTCCTCCTGACTCCACCAGATAAATTCCTTTTTTCTATTCAGCTTGGACACCAGGAACCCCAGCAGCTCCTTGTCGCCTGAACTTAGTCGGGAATCGAGCACGGCCGTATCTATGATCTTCGTTCGGTAGGTGTTGAAATGGTTAGTCCAGGAACGTTTCCCTTCCTCTCGAATCTTACTTGGAAACGGGATGACGTTCCTGGATGCTGTTGTATTCTTTCCCATGACGATCTCCTGCGCCGCGGCGCGGATGTCGCTGAAGGGGCCTTTGGGGACGGGAGTTGTATAATGTTCCCGTGATTTGCTGGCCTTTTCAGCAGATTGCTCTCGCTGCCCTTATCAGCGAATTTGATTCCCCGGCATAGCCTATCCATGCCGGGGATTTTTATTGGTTGGAACTATAACACAGGGGAAAACTCAATCGAATCGCTCTACAAAGTTGTGGGGATTCCAGTTTCGCCGGCGAAATTCCTTCGCCTTTTGCTCCCTCCCCTTTTCCTGTTTCAGTGCCGCTTGCAGGCCCAACCGAATCACTTCCTCGAATCCCCCTTTGTGGTTTCCGTGAAAATTCTTTCGCCTGGTCAGGTAGCGTTCCAGTGAATCCTTCAGCGCAATAGAGACGGCCCCGCTGACCACTCGCGTGTTTTCTGCAGTGCCGTCCGTCAGATAAGGCCGAGCCATGCGCCCAAGTTTATCAGTCGGGGCGAGGGGTTGCGAGGACTCTAAAAAAGTAGTAGACTACAGGACATGGCACACAGAAACGTCATTTCCCTCCGCCTCAGCGACCGGCTGAAGAAGGCCGTCGCCGAATATTCGGAGAAGTCCGGGCTGTCGGCGAACAAGGTCATCCGGCTGGCCCTGTACAAGTTCCTCGGCATCGAGGAAGAATCCCGATGAATTTCACACCCAGATCGCCCTGGTCGCATTTCAGTCCACCGCCGCTAGAATCCTCCAGCGGTCCTTCTCGGGTGCGACCAGCGGCGTTACACGCATGAACGAGTTCGATAGAGAACACCGCTTCGCCCATCTAGGCAGCGACTCGGATTGTCCGGCCTGCGGGGTCGAAATGGAAGCACTGGAGGATGGGCAGGTCTGCCCGTCCTGTCTTTACGCCACTCCGGAGGAAGAATGAACCGATGACCATCAGCAGATTTGACGAACTGAAAATCACCCGCCTCCCCACCGAGGAAGAGCTCAACTACAGGGACATAGCGGCCGCAGGAGAAGTCCTGTCCATCAATGCCCTGGAGCGATACCTGGTGGATCTGGAGAGGCGGATCAAACGTCTTGAGAAAGCCGCCGCCGAACACGGGCTCACGCACCGATGAACCGCATTACCTCTGTCCGGCATATCGAGCCCTGGCTGGAGACACTGGAGCGCGTCTGCTCAAAAGGAGCGGACGCTCAGGGCCAGGGAATGGCCTGGTACTTCCGGCCTTTCGACTACGACCATATTGCCAAGTCCATTGTTATCTGCATGAACAATGAGGGACAGGAATCTGGCCATTTCTGGATCTGGAATGAAAACGGGTGCCTGTGGGGCTGCGTCATAAAGGACCTGTTTACCCCTAATTTCCGGTTTCTTCATGAGCTGCTTTTGCGGGTTGATCCAACGGTCAAAGGAGCGACTCGTCCATTGAGAGATGAAGCGGCCCGAATTGCCGGTATGGAGTACGGGGCCAATATTCACTATGCGGTCAATGTTCATCTGACGCGGCCCGGACTCTCCCCTGAGAAGGAATCCGAAGTGATGATCGAGAGACAGGGCTACAGCCCTCTATCCATGGTCTGGGTCAGGGGAATCAATGGAGATGCCCCACAGGAGAAATCAAGCGGATGAACGACCATCAGCTCTCGTTCAAAGACCGGCTTGCCTTGGCGATCCGGCTGGCCCAGAACGGAGAAACCGTTGTCAACCAGAGCCATAGTGGAAGAATGGTGCTGGACTTGAGCTGGCTGGAAGCCCTGTTGCGTTCGGTGGACGACCGAATAGAATCATTGGAAAAGGAGACTCATCGTGAACAAGAGACAAATGATTGATCGGGTGACTGGCTGGGACTGTATTGAAATGAGATTCCCAGAAAGCTACACTCTTTACGGAGTACACACGCACACGAAGCCTCTGGATCTGGTGCGATCTGGTTTCATTCGCCGGCGAGACCGAAAGAATCTGGTTCGATTCGCTTTTGAGTTCCAGGAGAATGCCAGAAGAACCCATATTCAGCAGTCTTTGATGGCGCAGGCTCTTAAACCTTACAAGGGCTATTATGATGGGCAACTTCCAAGAATGGGGCTGTATTGAGACATGAAAATCCGATTCATGCAGACAGGGAACAAGGGCCGCTGGGGAGTCGTCGCCGGCCGTTCCCCTCTGCTATTCGACGGCGCTCCGGTATTCGTCCATGCGACCCGATACGGCCCGCATCGCCGCTTCTACTGCAATTTCTGCGGGGAGTTCCAGGGACGGCGTCTGAAGGACGTGGGGAACGAGATCAGGAACCGAATATTCAAAATGAGAAAACCCAAAAAGGAGGGAAACCGTGCTATTGATTCTATCTAATGCGGAGACTGGGGAGATTCTCTTGCGAATTGAGAATTATGATGGGGCTCTGCCTGCTATAGAAGATTCCTTGGTGGTGGAGAATATGTCTTTATCGGATAACGCCAGCCCGACCCAAACGGTCGCTATGTCCGCGGCTCGAGTTGTCTTTAGACAGTTTTCTATAATCAGGGGCCTTGAATCCGTACAATTAGGGCTGAAGCCTCTTTGAAACCCATGAGAACTTTCCTCCGCGCCAAGATTCACGGCGCAATCGTCACTGGCATTCAGCCCGACTATGAGGGGTCAATCGCGCTCGGCCCTGAACTGATGCACCAGGTCGGAATCAAGAAATACGAGCAGGTCTATATCTACAATCCCAGGACCGGCTCGGTGCATACCACCTATGCCCTCAAGGGAGAACCCGGCATGGTGGAGGGCAGAGGCGCTTCGGCCCGTCGCATGGAGATCGGGGATTCCCTGATTATTTGCTGCTACGGGCAATACCCGGATGAAGGGCCTTTTCCGAAACCCAGTCAAATCGTTCTTTAGGATCTGGTTGCGAGAGCAGGAATCGAACCTGCGGTGCTGGAACATGAAACCAGCGTGTTGCCACTACACCATCTCGCTATGAATCATTCCCCCGGCCACATCGCGTCGAATACCAGGTAGGCCAGCCACCCGGCAATCACCCCAAGGAACACCCACAATGCCGGGTCTGACGGCTCCGGAGGGATAGGGCAATGGGCCGGATTCATTTCTCAACACTATCGCTCATTAGTTTCCCGTTGAGGTCTGGGTAGTTCGTCTCCAAACCTTGGTCTCCCTCTGTGCCGCCTGTAGTGCCTGTTTTCGTGCCGCCAGCTCGTCATAAATGGCTTTTGAATACTTATTCGCATTCCTGGATTCCTTGGTTCCTATGCGCCCCTCTTTTATTAGCCTGCTTTCTATTTCTGCTATTCGCAGGCGTTCTCTGTTGAGCGCACTGGTGGACAGCTTGCCAAGGTTGCTAGTGTCGTAAGTGGGTGGCTTCGGTTTTGCGTTTGCGCCTTGCATCCTACTCCCTTTAATATTACCTAGGCCAGTCCCTCCGCCGCCTCCGAAATATTTACGCGGGTCCTCGAACCTGGAATAATGCTGTGGCACAGCACCAGCAAGTATTTTCGCCAAAACATCGTCATTCATATCAGTCTCCTATAGCACTGCCATAGCCAGTGATCCTATTCCCGATACTAACATAATAAGGATCAGAAGAGCTCCCCAGTATTCAGCAGTACGGATTAGGAGAATGCGGAATCGGGTCATTGGTATCCCTCCGGCATTTCAATCTCTGTCCAGTATTCGGGAGTGGCGGACTTGTGCTCGTGATCCAGCCACCTTTTATCCTCCGTCCTGTAGAAAAGCACCTCGACGTGAAGTATCTGGGTTCCGTCCTTCGGAATGGGCGGGTATCTCCAGAAGCACAGATAATTATCCGGCTCCTGCGGCGGGCTGTCCTTGACGCTTTTCCAGTTCATTTTTGGATATGCCCAAGTCCCTGGCATTTGTGGCATCGCTCCACCTCCAGAGCATCTTGCAGATACACATCAAGCCCGCCCACTCCCGTGACCTGGGCCGCCCTCAACGCGGCGATCTTGCCCTGTTTGAAGCCTCTCCGGTATGCGGCCCTCTCCGCCTCGGTCGTCTCATTATCGACATACTCACGAGTGACCATCTCCATCCAGGGGCCTATCCGTCTCAAGACTACACGAATGCGCCCATGACCGTCAGGCTTCCAGCCCGTAGCGGCCATCTGGCGAATCATCTTTCTGGACGTTACGATCAAACCTTTCATTGTTTCTGTATCAGTCTTGCGCCCTTGCACCTGGGGCAGGCATCCTTCCAATATCCAAACCCGCCGGCGAGCGTTCTTGAAATCAGGATATTTGCAAATGCAGGCACTTTGGAACCTGTCCCTTTGCAGTCAGGACACGGTATCCGAACATCATCCGTCCGGGAGCTGGTGTAGAGATAGGGTGCGGCTGTGGAAGTGGTGATCATTTTCTTTTTGCTCCTGTTCGGTTATATTGCCCCAGGCTTCCAAACGCCGCGTCCCACAATCTATTGGTCGGCGGAGTATGAGGATCACCTAAACACAGGTGCTTGTCCGGGTCTAGGGTTGGGTTTTTTACTCTCCATTCCCTGACCATTTGCGGAGTCCAAGAACTCGCGTCAATCATTTGACAGACTCCGACTGCACACCTTTGTATTTCTCATACGACCTCATGCCGCCCAGGCCCAGCATCGCAAAGGCCAGCGACATGAGCGCGCCGGTGTCCAGATCCGGCGTGTCCACCTCAATCCCCATTGAGTAGAGGATCAATTCTGCAAAAGGCTCAAGAAAGAACGAGTAAAAGAAGCCCAGGGCGCAAGTCCAGCCCATCGCCGGTCTCCAGCCCGCTACGAATACGGATTTGTGCTTCGCTTCCTGGAGATTGATTTCGAGCTGCCCTTCCTGGAGACGTTGTCTCAAGGTCTCCAGCTGCAATTTCGCTTCGGCTTTCTCTTTGTCGCTGGTGAACAGGTCGTCCACCAGATCAAAGCCCTTATCAATAAGGGTGCCTAGAATCGGTGCGGTAAAAAGTGCCATTACGGCCACACCCAGATGATGGTGACGATGCCGGCGATCACGCCCAAGAGTGAAATTCCAGCCCAGACCAGAAGCCCGGTCGGATCACCATGTTGCCAGCCCATGATCCGGCTGTTGGCCAGCCAGTCCACCAGTACATAGCCGAGCACTGCGAACAGGGCGAACACGGCCGGGCCGGACAGGATCGCGTAGACGTACTTCAAAACAACCCCCACGCGCCCCATACGAGCAGCCCGTAAGCAATAAAGCCACTCGAAAACTTGGCAGCATCAGAATGGCTGGATTGTTCGGTGAGGCCCAGGACGAAAAGGGCCAGCCCAATATGCCACAGGACAACGCCTGTCCACCAGAGAATTTGAAGCGTCAGCAGTTCCATTATGTTGCGGCATCCTTGATTTTCAGTACAAAATTCTCACGGCGCATCAGTGCAGAAAACTCACGCATGGCGGCCGCACTTTGCTCCACCTTGAAATGCCTGTCAGTGTGCCACTTGCCTAGCAGGACGCAACCCTTCGTGTCCCTCACCCAGTTTCCAAGATGAATCAGGATATGGGTGCGCGGCTCGGTTTCGTCATTGTCGAAATGCCAGCACCAGCCCTTGCTCGGGGATTCTGCCCAATGCAAATTGTACTCGCCCGCAGGGATACAGGACTCATTCAGTCGGTTGTCCTTCCAAGGTTGCTCCAGAGTGGCGAACTCCATATCCCTGCATCTTGGAAACGGCAGAATCAATTCGCCCGGAGTCCCTCTTTGGTCAGGGTATTCCGGCATCCTCTGCAAGATTACTACGCTCATTTCGATGTTTGCCCTCGAAGGAAGTTCAAATCTCTCTCGCATTGTACTATTCTCGGCCAGACCTCACTGCTCATTTTATGCGCGTCCTGGGTGTTCTCCGAAACCTGCATTTGCAAAGACCCGTAGCCCACGGCCCCGCTAATCGCCGCCAGCCCAAGTCCGATCATCCAGGCTTCAATCTTCACCAGGGCAATCCCCAGGCCCTCAAGGCGGCCTGCACCGCCGTGTCAATCCCGAAGAGCTCGGCGAAGATCAATATGCCGACCATCCAGATAATAATCTTTATCGAAGATTCCAGCGTGTTGAATCGACTCTCACTGTCGGCATGGGCCTTCACACAGCCGATCTCGTGCTGTCCTAGCGAGCTCTCCACTTTGTCAATCGCCCGGTGAAGCGAACCAATATCGTCCCTCAAACGATGAATCTCTGTTTGAGTCTCCGTGTCCATTCAGCCCTCCTGAGCTCGCTGGTGCGCCTCGGTGCGCTCTTTCGTGGTGATGTCAGGCATTCCTGCATGACGGCGTAAGGGGCGCACCCACGGCATCCTACGGCGGATTGTGCGCCGTCCTGTGTAGGTTCTCGTTGCGTCCACGATCTTGTCCATCCGGGTCGGAGGGGGCGGGGGCGGTTCGCCGCCTTCCAGCCTCCAAAGTACGTCCGCGATGCGGTCCCATGTGATTCCAAGATGCGTCAGTTCCTCCGCCTCGGCTGCCGACATGGGCGGATTCAGCGGTGAAACAGGCG